AGCGAATAGCAAGAAGATCACGCGGCGGATCGCTGCGTACTTCGCCGCGCAGGAGCAGCGCGTGAACGCGGCGCTCGCGAAAGTGCAGAAGCTCGACGACTCCGATCGGCAGCGCATCTTGGACGAGCTCGCCGTGGCGACTGACCCCGAGCAGATCGCCGAGCTCCGCAAAGAACTTGCCGACGTAATCGAAGACCTCGCACTGCACGCGGGATCGTCCGCCGTCAATGACGCCGCCGATGCGGTCGGCGTCTCTGCCGACGAGCTCGAGGCGATGCTCTCGCAGGCGAACGAACGCGCCACGGCGTACGCGAACGCGCGATCGGGCGAGCTGATCACGGAGATCGACGAGACGACGCGCGCCAATATCCGCGAGCTGCTCGGGCAGGGCATCGAGGAGGGATGGACGAACGCCGAGTTTTCCGCGAACCTCTCCGACTCGTTCACGTTCGATAGCGCCCGCGCCGACTTGATCGCGCGCACCGAATCCGCGTTCGCCGAGAATCAGGGCACGCTCGACGGCTGGAAAGCGTCCGGGCTTGTGTCGCAGAAGCAGTGGCTCGCCGATCCCGAGGCGTGCGACGAGTGCGCGGAGCTGAACGGCGAGACGGTTGATCTCGATGCCGACTTCTCGAGCGGCGACGACGGGCCGCCGGCGCATCCCAACTGCGAGTGCACGCTGCTGGCCGTGCTCGCCGACGACGCCGGGGAGAGCGACGCATAGCAATGGAGGAAGTGATCACCTCGCACCACATCTGGTTCTTGCTCGCAGTCACGCAGACGGATGCGGGGAAGAAACCCGCGCACGCGACGCCGGCGCCGTTCCAGTTTTGGCTCGCGTGGCACAACGACTTTCTCGCCAAGCATGGGCGGTGCGAGAACCCCGCCGCCGAGGCGCTGGCCGTGGTGCGCGCCATGCTGCGCGAAAAGGGCGCCGTCTTCCGGGGCTAGCGCCCCTACTTGCTTGCGTTCACGTTGGGCCGTATCTTCGGGTCAACCTGCGCGAACAGGGAGTGCCTGCGGTTCCCATTCCTCTCCGGTTCGCGAGGTGTCGTGAAGGCCCACGCTCGGCAGTGGCGGCGGTTCGGCGAGATCAGCAAGGTCGTCCAGAACGAGGACGGCACGCTGAACGTCTACGGAATCGCGAGCACTGAGGAGCGCGACGGCGACGACGAGGTAATTCTCGCGTCCGCGATGAAGGAGGCGCTGCCCGACTACATGAAGTGGGGCGCGATCCGCGAAATGCACCAGCCGAAGGCGGCCGGCACGGCGCTCGAGGCCGAGGTCAACGAAGACACGAAACAAACGTGGATCGGCGTGCACGTCGTCGATCCGGTGGCCGTGAAGAAGGTCAGGACCGGCACGTACAAGGGGTTCAGCGTCGGCGGCTCCGTGCTCGAGCGCGACGAGGACGATGACCGCACGATCACCAAACTGAGATGGGTCGAGACGAGCCTCGTCGATCGCCCGAGCAATCCCGGCGCTGAAATCCTGATCGTGAAGTGTGAGACCGCGAAGAAGGGCGAGCAGCTCCCGCTCTCGAAGGCGGACGACACCGCGAAGCCCGGCGAGAAGCAGTACGGCGACGTGGACTTCGCCGACGACAAAAACAAGAAGTACCCGATCGACACCGAGGCGCATATTCGCTCGGCGTGGTCATACATCAACAAGGAAAAAAACCAGAAGGTCTACAGCGACGAGGAAGTCGCGGCCATCAAGAAGAAGATCGTCGCCGCGTGGAAGGCGAAGATCGACAAGGACGGCCCGCCCAGCGCGGAGAAACTCGCGAAGGGCATGTGGGACGTGAGCGCGTTGGCGCAGATGCTCGCGCAGATCCGCGACCTGACCTCGGCCGCTGAGTACGAAGCGTTCTGGGAAAATGATGGGTCGGCGATGCCGCTCGAGCTGCGCGACTGGTTGGAAACCGGCGCCGGCATCCTGAAGGACATGGCCGACGAGGAAATCGAGGAGCTGATCGCGTCGCTGCAGCCCGTAGCGGCTGGAACCGTTCCACTCATGAGGATCGCCAAAATGAAGCCCGGAAACGTCTCGAAGCTCATGAAGATCAGCGAGAAGGTCCACGACCACGCTGACAAGTGCATGAAGGCGGCCGAGGACGGACACGCGAACGCCGACGCGATGGACAAGGTGCTCGCCGATCACAACGGCGAGGACATGGACGAGAAAGAGAAGGCCGAGCTCGCCACGCACTTGAAGAAGTACGCGCCGGCGACGCGCTCGAGCGGATCGAGCGGCGCGGGCGACGATCTCGCGAAGCGGCTGCGCGAGAAGGACGAGGAGCTCGCAAAGATTGCGGGCGAACGCGACGCGGCGATCGCGAAGGCCGCAGCGGCCGAGGCCAAGTCGAAGGAGCTCGAGGAGGGACTCGCCACCGTGAAGAAGGAAGTTAGCGGCATGGTCGAGCAGATGCAGGCGAAGGGCGTGCTCCGCGTCGTGACGAAGGCCGACGACAACGGCAAGGGCGGCGCGCCGACCCCGGAGAAGATCGACCCGACCGCGCCGGATGCCGCGCACCGCGAGCTCGTCAAGGTCTATCAGGGCGGCGGCCAGCCGGGGTTCGGCGACAGTCTCCGCGCGGAGAAGCAGGCGTAGCACCGAGGGCGCAGGGCACCGCTCCACCAACTTTACCACTCACGCTCGACACGGAGCCAACGAACAATGCAGAACTCGGTGCAGGAAGTTCTCGACATGATCAAGGCCGCGCAGCCCAATCCCGGTTTCGGGGTCGGCGGCGAGCGGTTCGGCAAGGCCGGCGGCTGGACGACCGGCCTCGGCATCGTCAACTTCGACCTGCAGCGCCCCGCGCTCGCCACGTATCCGTGGATGGCCGACCTCACGCCGATGCGCAACGCGCTGCCGCGCGTGAAGGGCAACGGCGGCCTCACGACCAACTGGCGCGCGATCACCGGGATCAACACGAAAGGACTCGCGGTCGGCGTCTCGCAGGGCAACCGCAACGCGGTGCTCACCACGACCGCGCAGTCGTACGCCGTGGCCTATCAGGGCATCGGCTTCGAGGACTCGGTCACGTTCGAGGCGGATTACGCGGCTGAGGGCTTCGACGACGCGAAGGCCCGCGCCGTCGAGGGCACGCTCCGCGCGACGATGCTCGCCGAGGAAGTGCTGCTGCTCGGTGGCAACGTCTCCGTCGCGCTCGGCACCACGCCGACGCCGAGCGCCACGCCGGCGGCTGCGGGCGGCCTGCTCGCGGACGGCACGTACTTGGTCGGCTGCGTCGCGCTGACGCTCGCCGGCTTCTACAACTCGGCCGTCACGCTCGCGGGCGTCGAGCAGCAGATCACCCGCGTGAACGCAGACGGCTCGGTGGACCTGATCCCCGGCGGCTGCGGGCAGCCGTCCGCGCAGAGCTCGGGCGCGGTGGTGACGGGCGGCAGCGGTGCCGGTCTTGTGACGGCGCACGTCGCCGCCGTGCAGGGCGCGGTCGCGTATGCGTGGTACCTCGGCACGAGCGCGGGCCAGCTCAACCTGCAGCAGATCACCACGATCAACTCGGTCTCGTTCAAGACCGCGCTGGTCACGACCACGCAGAACTTCGCGACGATGCAGGCGGCCGATTACTCGCAGCAGACCGGGTATGCGTTCGACGGCCTGCTCTCGCAGACGGCGTTCAGCTCGGCGACCTCGCTCGCGTACTTCAAGTCGCTCGCGACCGGCACCGATGGCGCCGGCACGCAGCTCACCACGGACGGCGCCGGCGGCATTAACGAGATCGATGCGGCGCTCGAGACGTTCTACACCACGACCCGCGGCGCCTCGATTCAGGGCACCGGCCCGGACGAAATCTGGTGCAACGCGCAGCACATTCTCGACATGTCGCAACTGATCATCAAGAACGGCGGCGCGCCGCTCGTGCGCTTCGCCCAGCAGCAGAACAACGGCGTGAACACGATCGCCGGCGGCAACGTCGTGATGGACGCGTACCTCAACAAGTTCACGCAGAAGCTCCTGCGGCTGCGCATCCACCCGAACCTGCCGACCGGGACGATCGCGTTCCGCAAGACCACGAACCCGTACCCGACCTCGGGCGTCGGCAACTGCGACGAGGTGCGCTACCGTCGCGACTACTACGAGATCGATTGGCCGCTGACGACCCGCAAGTACCAGTACGGCGTCTACGCGGACGAGGTGTACGTGAACTATCTCCCGTTCCTCTCGGGTGCACTGGTGAACGTCGCGCCGGGCCACGCCTGATCGCACAGGCGTGCCAGCACGCGAGCGGCGGGTGTGACGATAGAACCCGCCGCCGCGTGATGGGCCGTTTCATTTTCTTCCGAGGATTCTCCCCATGCGTTTCCGCGCTCCCGCAGGATCCAACATCGGCTCGATCGCGCTCGGCGACACCGTGCACCGGCCCGACGACGACGGCATTTTCCAAACCATCCCCGATCATCACGGCAACCGCCTGATCGCCCTCGGCTGGGACGCGATCGACGAACCGAAGATCGAGGGGCTCACGCCGGCCGAGGTCGGCGAGATCACGGCGATCGTCTCGGCGATGATCCGCCGCAAGCTCGCCACGGAGTCAGCCGAACGGCAGCGCGAGATCCTCGAGGAGATTCGCGCCGGCGACGATGACTTCGAGCTCGACGACGAGGACGAGGAGAGGCGCCCCGCGCGTACGCGCCCCGCTGCGGTGCCCGATTCGGTGCCGCTCGCCGCGAGTAGCGATGAGACGCTCAAGGCCGTCCCGGAGTCGCCAGCGCCCAGCGCGGGGTAGCCCGTGGCCGCTGGCGACCTCACGAACACGCAGAGCGTCAAGGACTGGCTCAAGATCACGAGCGCGGCCGACGACGGCCTGCTCCAAAAGCTCGTGACCTCGGTCAGCGCGTGGGCGACCGCGCGCATGGGTCGCACGATCCTCTCGACCAGCTACGATCTCGTGACCGATGGGACGGGCGGGCGCGGCTTCATGTTTCCCAACCGCCCGGCGACCGCCGTCGCGATGGTCAAAATCTGCGGCTGCGTGCTGCCGCCGAGCGATTACGTCTGGGACGCGCTCTCGCTGCGCTTGAAGTTCTGCCGGTTCCCGATCGGCGTCGGCAACGTCGAGATTCAGTACACGGGCGGCTTCGCGCAGGTGCCGCCCGATCTCGACGACGCGATCGCGGAAGTCTGCGGCTGGGCGTATAAGGAGCGGGACCGCATCGGCGTGGACTCGCGCACGCTCGGCGAGGAGACGGTGCGGTTCTTGAAGACGATCGGCAACACGCGCTGCCTCGCCGTTATCGACCAGTACACGAAGGCCGACCCCTCATGAGTGACGGCATCCGCGGGCGCGTCGTCGGCGTCGCGCAGGTCAAGATCAAGCTCAACCAGTTCAGCGATCGCGCCGCGCGGCAGGTCGCGACGGCGGTCCAGCAGCAGGGGATTCTGCTGCAGAACACGGTGCGCGCGAAATATCTCATGGGCGTCGCGCTCAACAAGCGCACCGGCCGGCTGATCAACTCGATCAATACGCAGTTCCGTACGGACGGCACCACCTCGACGAGCCGCACCGGCACGGCGCTGTCGTACGGCCGATTCTGGGAGCTCGGCTTTCACGGCGTCGAGCACGTGCGCGAGCACACGCGCACGGTCGCCTCGCGCGCCGTCGTCGGCTTCCGCGAAGACCTGAAATCGAAGCGCGGCAAGATCGCCGAGGGGATCGCGTTCGTCCGCGCGTTCGACCGGATGGTTGACCAGAACGCGCGACCGTTCCTGCAGCCGGCGCTTGAGGAACGGCGTCCGTCGATCACTGAGGCGCTGCAGGCCGCCGTCGCGGGAGCGATCTAATGGCGCTCGATCGCGAAGCACGGTTCGCGGCGCTGTTCGCCCGGCTCCAATCCGTCACCAACTGGAAGACGGCGAGCCGCGTGAACCTCGGCTGGTCGGAGTTCTTGGCTCTCGAGCAGCCGACGATGGTGCTCGTCAAGACGGCCGAGCGGCAGATGCAGCAGCAGCGCAATGCCGCGTTGCCGTTCCTCTGGGAGCTCGGCGCGATGGCCGTGATCTTGTGCCGCAACACTGACCCGAACGAGCCGCCCAGCATCCAGCTCAACAAGCTGATCCAAGCCGTCGAGGCGGCGCTCGAGCTGCAACCGGGAGAGAAGGCGTCGCCCAATGCCTCGGGCCCGGCGTCCGTCACGGGGCAGCTCTACACGACGCTCGGCGGCTTGTGCACCGTTTGCGCAATTAATGGCGAGGTGCATATTTGGGAGGGCGCAGCCGAAGGCGTTCAGAACAGTCAGGCCGTCGCGTGGATCCCGATCGGGATGCTCGTGCCGAGCTGAGTTTCTCCACTCTCGACTTTCACCGGAGCATTGCCCATGCCTGATATGACGCTGTTCGGTTCGGGGATCGTGACGCTGGTGCCCGCCGGCGCGAACCCGTCGCCGCTGCAGATCGCCGTGCTCCAAGACGTGAGCGTCGAGGAGAAGTGGGGCGAGAAGGAGCTGCGCGGGCGCTATCAGGCGCCGCTGGACGTGGCGCGGGCCGATCTCAAAGTCTCGGGCAAGATCAAGTTCGCGCGCCTCAACGCGAACATGCTCTCGGCGATTCGCGCCGGCTCGACCGTCGTGCCCGGCTCGACGCAGGTCGCGCTCAACGAAGCGGGCACGATCCCCGCGCCGTCTGGCCCGTATACGATCCAGACCGCGAACCATTCGACGTTCGTGACCAACCTCGGCGTCTACGATAAGACCGCCGGCCTCTGGATGACCTGCGTCGCGAGCGCGCCGAGCACCGGGCAGTACACGCTCTCCGCGGGCACCTACACCTTCGCCGCCGCGGACACCGGGCACATCGTCGCGATCACGTACACGTTCACCGTCGCAGGCGGCTTCACGGTCGCGTACGCGAATCAGCTCATGGGCGCGGCCTCGACCTTCTCGATGATCCTCTGGAACGAGTACACCTCCAGTCAGGGCCACCAGTCGCAGGTGCTCACGCAGTTCGGCGCCGTGCGCATCCCCGGCTTCACGACCACCGTGAAGAACAG